GCATATATTTTACTTCCTGCGCTAACTGCTAATTTTAAGGCACTCAACCACATTATTGTATTTCTCCTGTCTTCTTTTACACATATAACTTATCATTTTATCTAAACTAGTTCTAGCCCCTTTACCATTGATACGCCACCTCCACGTATTTTTGTGATGAGCTTGTCTTTTTTTGCATAAATACATACAACCACCAAAAAATTTGTAAAATCTGCTAACCATATCTTTATCTGTGGTCTCAACTGAACAAGCTAAGTATTTTTGTTTTTTCCACTTTGACCAGATGCCAAAACTTCCTTCACCATCAAACACACCAGCTAAAAATATTAATTTATTTTTTTCTGGTAGACTTTCGTAATCTTTTTTTGCCATTACTAGACCTCATTATTTTAATTCCTTGTGGATTTGGTCCTTTTTTAGGCGGTGGCCCAAACTTGACTCCTCCACTTAGTCCTTTTCTAACGTTGCGTCTTTCTGATTGCATTTTTACCTGCTTTAAATATCGCTGCTACTCTAGATTTACCCATGACCTTAGCTCGTTGCTCACCAACTGTGAGTATTTGTATTTTTCTTGCAAAAGGTTTGTTAATATTTTTTACTTTTCTTACAGTTGCACTAGCATCTGCGGGTGTAGCAAATTTTATTCTTACAGTGTCTCTTGGATTTTCATCAGTGTAAAGTCTTCTACCTGAACCTTTAGGTTTTTTACCTGTTCCTACTTTTGGATCTCTATTTTTTCTCAAGTTTTTGTCTCGCAATTTCTAATCTCTCATCAGATTGTTCATCTTGTTGTTGAAGTTTATCATAGTTAAATTGTAACTTAGCTCCTTCTCTTTGATTTTCTAAATCTTGTTTCATTCTAGCCTCTTCAGCTTTTCTCTGCATATCCATAGCCTTCAAATCTACTTCTTGTTGTTTAATTCTAACTAATGGATCTTGTTTAGCAGCGTTAGATTGCATCTCTGCTTGTACTAATTCATTTGTTATCTGTGCAGCCCTCTTTGCAACCTCTGAATCAAATATAATTTGATAAGCTTGTGGATTTTCTTGCGCCATTTGTGCCATCTCTTGATCATCTGACATTATAATTTTAACTTCAGCTCTTGCTTTGAAAGAAATATGATCAGAAACGTGAGATTGTAACAACGCATAGACCGCAGGATTTATTTGAACCATTCTTGAGTTCATAAAAGCCATGTGTGCAGTTAAATGTGCATCGTGATCTTGAAATTCGAAAGCTGTTAACAGTTGCATCTGTAATGCTCGTGCATTTTCTTTAGCAGGATCCATTGGTTCTGGTTGTTTTGGTGCAGGTTTTAGTAAAGTTTCTATTTGTTTTGTACCTAAAGCTTCATAAACTCTTCTGTATGCTTCATGTATGTTGTGAATTTGTGGATTTGAAGAGGCAACTTGCAATTGTGTTTGTGCTAAAGTCACTCTTTGAGCCATAGACATAATATTTGGATCAGCAACAGGTAAAATATCAACACGATTATCAAAATCTGATGCTTTTATTTGTCTTGGACCTCCATAAACATCATAAGGATATTCTGGTGGCAACGATTCTTGGCAAATTCTTGCTAAAATTTTAAATTCTAACCTCATTGCGTAGTAACATCTTTTGTGAACACCACTCATTACACGTGAACCACGTTCCATCATGGCAATTGTAGTGCCAACAGCTCTGTTTTGTAGGTCATTACCAATATTATTATCTGTAATGGCAGCAAATTTTTGTCCAGCTTGCACAACAAAACCTAAAAGATTGTATAATGTAGTGCTTGGTTCTGTAAAAGGTAGATTAAAAAATTGATCTCTAATGTTTCCACCTGGTGCATCAACATCTCTAAACTCTCCAGGTTGTATTGGTTGATCATCATCTCTAACTCTTATACCTCTAGACTTAAAACCTGCTGGTAAATTTTTTAATGTGCCTGCATCTATTAATTGTCTTAAAGATTGAGTCGCTGCTCTACTTAATCCACCAATCATATGTGTTAAACCAAAACCATAAAAACCTAATCCTGGTAAAAATTTGTAATGCACAAAGTATTCTATTCTCGCATAACCTAAATCATCAGGTTTATAATTTCTATAAATTGATAATATTTCACTAGAACCCTCATCAATTGTAACGATGTAAGGAATTTTTATTTTTTTTGCTTTGTCGTCAAAATCTTCATAATCATCTAAATTTAAATCTACATGCATTTCTAGAATTGTGTGTAAATAGTCATCACCGGTTCTCTTGATTCCCTCAATCTCGTTTATCTTTTTTTGTAAAGCATCAGGTTCTTGATTAGATTGTATTAATTCAATGTCTCTATAAAATCCGCCAGCTTGTTTTTTAATAACTTCATTCTGAGTCATCTTCATTACGTGTGTAATTCTTTCACAATCTTTCAAATCAGATGCAAAGTAAGGAACTACTAAATCTTCTGCAGGTATAAATTTTGAAACAGGTCTTCCTAGTATTTGATCGTAATAAACTTTTTTAAATGTTGATCCTGATAGTGGTAAATAAAATAACATTTGATCCATATCAGTTGTGTACTCTTCCATATCCTCCATCAACAGATAATTCATATACTCTTTTACACGATCAGCCTGAGCTTCAACTGCTGGAGTTTGCACACCAACAACTTGAGTTCTTACTGGACCATCAGATGGACATAATTCTTTGTATGCTTGTGCTTGGAATTGAGTTACAGATTCTGCAAGAAGTGGATGAGTAACATTAGATGCACCTTTGAATGGTCTAGTGACTTCAGAATATTTAGTCCCTAAAAGGTCTAAACCTTTAATATAAGTTTCTTCCCATTCTTTTCTAGATAATTTATCTTTTTTGTACTCTTGCATTAAATCTGATGCCATAGATTTAAGAACTCTCTCATCCATGCTCTCTGCAAGATTTGTATTAAAATCGTCTTGAGGTCTTTCCTCTACTGTCTCTTCGCCCTCTATAGTGACATCAACTGGTAAACCTTCAGGTTGTTCAACAGTTTCTTCAATTTTATCTTCTTCAGTTACAACAGTTTCATTATTCTTTTCGATAGCCATTTCTAATTGTACCTTATTGGTTTAAACATATCCACTACCAAGCCCCCAAAGCGTTTATAGGTTTTTTGAGTGTATTTCATTAAAGGATTTACTTTAACTGCAAAAGCATCAAAATACAAGTTAGGATTAGATCCTTCTATGAATCTAAAGCCTGCTTCTTGAGTTTTTCTAGCTTCTGAATGATAAATGCTTTTTAAAGTCTTGCCTCCTAAAGTAGTATGTGTGCTAGGATATTTAAAAGTATTGGTTTCTATTTTCTTATATGGTTTAGCTGGATCTGATAAGGAGACTTTTATAGGACCTGCCTTTGAATTGTAAAACCTTGCAGCCTTTTTCATTACATTTGCCATAACAGATGTCCCTTTTCTATTAATTCCCTTACCACTTGCATAGCCATAAAATCTTTCGTTACCAGCTTTATAACCTTGTCTAAAACTTAATTTATCAAAAGGAGCAACGGCTACAAAATCATAATTCATTTTCGCAGCTTTATTCATCAAATATTTTAATGCATGATCACCATATTGATCAGCCTCTACCATTGGAAAATAATCAAACTGTTTTGTTTTACCTGCAATCTTTTGTAACTCAGTAGTTGTTCTAGCAAGTTGATTTGAAACTGTGCCAGCTAAATTACTATCATTACTTCTTACGGCTTCGTCTAATAAACCAGTTAATCTTTGTCTTTGATTCATCAATAAACCTAATTCAATATCTCTTTGAAAAGGATTATTTCTAAATTCTGTGCTAAGTTGTTGAGCTTTCGTTAATTGTTTTGCAATATTTTGATTAACATCAGATTGTATTTCATGAATAAAAAATCCTTTTTTACCATCAGGTGTAAATCTTGTATCAAATCGAACGTGATAGATTTGATTGGTACCAGCATCTGAAAAGTGACTAGGAGATCTTAAGGGTGAACTATTGGTAGGTATTGCCTCATCTAATCTAAAAATTGTTTCTCTATAATCTTTACCACCCTGCAAAGTATAGTTTGATTCGTTAGCATATTTAGTAGAAACATTTTTACCCACAATCTTTGCATTAGCTCCATCTACTTCACCTAAAATTTTATTTAATTTTTTAAAATCTGAAGCACCTAACTCTCTGGTAAATCCTTTTGCTTTATTAATATTTTCTAAAAACTCTTTAAGTATAACTTTATTAGCAGTCTCTGATAGAGCGTCCGCCTCAACACCTCTTAAAGCATAAGCAGCGTCTTCTATTGCTGTTTTTACTCCTGGATTGTTAACATATTTTTTTGCGATCTCATCTAATTCTTGAGATGAATTTTTTGCAACTTTTAAGAAGTTAGCATAACTTTCACTTGGAACTCCTAACTCAACTGCTTTTAATCTATTAATTGGATTTAACTTAATCATATTACCAATTTCATTAGCATCTAATTTAATGCCAAACTTCTTTGCTGCAGCTAACAGGCCACCTGTTAGGTTTCCTGCATCATCGAATGTTGCAATATTAGAATCGAACAGTTCTTCTTTTGTTACACTTGCCTCTCTACCGGCAAAGGGACCAGAGTCATATTTGAATCTTTTTTGATCTCTAACAGTTCTAGTTGATGGTTTACCAAAAACTTTGAAGTTTACTTTTCTAGTAGACGTTAAATGATTTAACCATTCATCTGCAGTGTATCGACCAGGACCAATCCTCATCGCCCAATCATAAGTAGATGAACCAAAAGCT